CAATCTGTGGAACACTGGTCAAACCATCAACAGCCAGTGTTGCACCTGTTTGACTACCACCATTAACCAACACAGTGCCGTATGAAGGCTTATTGATTTTGGTGTAGCCTGAGCCAGTGGTGGAATAGATGTCACTGTTTCGATAGACCAGCACTGTGCTGTTCCAAGCAACAACACCTTCAATTAGTCCTTGATGGCTGGTGAAGCTGATGATTGCTTTGTCAGCAGGACTAGATGCTAACGAAGTTGTAAGGGTCAGTGTTGCTTGCTTGTGGGTGCTGTTATAGCTGACACCAGCAGTGGCGATTGTGTAGGTGCCTGTAACGCCAGCAATTGTGAATGTGTCACCAGCTACAGGTGCGGTAAACAAGTTGGAGACAAGCAATGTTGTACCTGTTTGGCTACCACCCTGTACTAACGGCTCACCATATGCTGGAACGAAAGAGCTTGAGTATTTATCAAAGCCTTCAATACGACGATAACCACCATCCACTGAAGGCTCAAAGTTCTTCAGCAGTCGTGCGCTACCGGGTGATTGAGTGCCATGTTGTAGAGGGGATAGGTTTGATACCAACCCGCCACGAAACTCAAAAGGATATGTCTGCCATCCGTCAGCCATTACTTAACCCTTTCACCGAATGTAGATAACGAGCTTTGGTTAATAGCAGTGGATCGCATATAGCTAACACGATTAACCAACATAGTACGCATACGCTTAATACCTTCTTCAAACTTGTTCTTAGCTAAGTTGGCAGATTGCTCGTTGCTGCGGAACATATATGCATGATACATAGCGCCATCAATGACAACATGTCTGAAACGCTCAGGGACAGCAGGAACATCTGTAGAGATAAGAAGGTCTACGGGAACTCGGTAGTACTCATACACCACCTCATACACCTGATCGGGGGCAGGTACAACCAACCACTCTAAACTAGGAGCATGAACAATACTCTTAGGCACAGTGAGTTTGGAAGTGTCTGTCGAGTATTCTTGATCTACAGCCCTCTCAAGATAGTCTTCATATTGCATGATTGACAACTTGACTGTTTCGTTACCCAATGTACTGTCAGCCTTGATGCGAAAGGTGTCAAAGTCAATAGTTGATGCATCAGACGGGAAAGCATAACGACTAATACCAACAGACAAAGTGTCTTCAGCAATAACATGATTGAAGGCCCAGTCTTGACCAGCATCATATACATCACGCAACGAAGCATTTACGGAGTCTTTGATTTGTGAATAGAAACCAGATGTAGCAGTAAAGTTTGCAGAGGTGAGTTCAACTTCGTTGAGTCGTCGGTTCACTTCATTCACTAAACCAATGTAGTCGTATGCCATATCATTGTTCCTTTATCTTCAAACGTACAACACGTTCGGCAACACTACCTGTGCTGTCAGCCATCTGGCATGTGAACTTGTACTCATAGTTGTTAGTACCCAATCCAAGATTGATAGTGGCTACACCACCGCTGATGGTCTGTGCAACATTCTGAATACCGTTGACGGTGGAGCCAGCAGTAATAACAGTGGCAACACCGCTGGAATTATCAACATACCATGTGATGGAACTAATCGTCGCACCATTAAGAAACCTAGACCAGTCAATGCTGTAGTCTAGTGTTTCATCTTTGTCCTTTGAAGGCCATTTAAACGACATATATGTCCTCTATTCCTATTTAAGCCACCAATGCTGATCGGTCAGATGAGCTAGGTTTTCTATACGTGTACACTTTTCTGTCTTCGCTCGACACATGTATAGAACGTGTTGATGGTGTAGACACTCCATCGACATACACGGTTCTGTCCTGCATCGCCACAAACACTGTTCTATCACTGCTGCTAGTACGTCTGTCAACACTGACAGTTCTACGTCTATCGTACAGAGCAGCAATGTTGTTGTAGTTGAAAACAACAGTAGTTATAACAACAGTACCAACAACACCAATAGCAAAGACACCATCAAATGTTGGCCTAGCATTCTCTGCAATGGTAACATCACCCAAGGTAGATGTTGCATCTACACCAATGAGTTCATAGACGTTATTGGCAGTGATAATAACATCACCCAACAAAGCCTGTGCAGCAACACCAGACAAGGATGTGTTGGCATTTGCAACAACAACTACATCACCAACAGCACCTGTAGCAACTAGTCCATCTACAGGGATTCGGTTAATTGACCTAACATCAACTATACCAAGCGATGAAGTAGCTTCAACACCTGTGATGTCTATGTTGGCATCAGCAGCTATGGTAAGCGAGTCAACGAAACCTGTAGCACTGACACCGGAAAGAAGTGTTGTCGAATTGGCAACAACAGTTGTTGTTCCGACAACACCTGTCGCATCAACACCATTAACAGAGAATTTGCAACCTAAGCTGAACGACACATTGTCATTCAACGAAGCAAGAGCTTCAACGCCTGTGACGCTTGTAACAGCTACACCAACAACACCTACACTGCCTACAGCGGCAGTACCAACTAAGCTGACAACAACGTGGTTGGAATCGCCTGTAATGACGACACCACTGTCTGATGTAGCAACACCAGCTACACCATCGGGTGTATAGGCTACATTGCTAATGCCATAACGGACGACACCATAGGTGCCTATACCGTATATAGCGCCAGAGCGTACAGTTGTTGCCATTTGTACCGCCTATTAAGCGATACGGATAATGGCGTTGGAAGCGTCTGCAACAGGGAACTGCACAACAAAGTCACCGTTGGTCGATGTCTTGTCGCCACCAAAGGAGATGACAGCAACAGCGTTGGTTGTACTTGAACCACCGTCAGTGGTAGTGTTATAGATGACAGCGCCAGCAGCAGTGATGGTGGCGCTAGAGAATGTTGCATCAGCAAAGTCAATGAAGGCTGTAGTGCCTGATGTTGTTGGGTCAATGTTTGTCAACGTAACACCACCTGCTGTATAGCCTGTGCCAACAACCTCATTACTGGTAGTGTAGTTGGTAGTGGATGCACCAAGTGATGCTGCTGATGTGAACAAAGCAAGTTTAAATGTGTGGCCGCTAGTGGTATTGAAGTCGTGCTTACGCTCCAACAATTCTTTCTTGAAGCTGGTGCAAAGTGCGGAGGTGATAGCCATAATATTTCCTAGTTATAAACAAGAAAAGGGAGAGCCTCGTGGAAGACCCTCCCTCTTAGGTCAGCCTAAAAGATTAGGCCAACTGGTCGCGGTCAACTTCGTCGGCAGCGATACGACCATCAACGTTCATCAACACAGCCCACACACGCACAACACCGGAGGTGGGGGCGGTAGTAGCGGTTGCAATCAACAAGTCGATAGTGTCAGCAGTAGCACCAATCACGATAGGCTGGAAAGCAGCAGCGTTCTGTGCATAAGCACCAGCGGCAGCAGCGTCAGCGTCAAAGCCGTCAACAAAGTTGTCAGGCTCAGTAGTGGTCACACCCAAGTCGAAAGTTGTATCGTTCGACTCACCACCAAGTACGGTGATAACTTCGATACCAGCATTCAAGATGAGGGTGTTGACGGGAACAGAGATGCACTCAATCACGTCAGCAGCAGCCAACGCAGAACCTTTAGCGGTTGCAGCAGCAGCGAAGTCAATAGTTTTATCAACCAGATAGGGCACGGAGCCAGCAGTGCGACCAGCGGTAGCGCCGCCAGCAAGAGTAGTAACAGTAGCCATTTTAAATTTCCTTTATGTGTAAATGTATAAACGGGGAAGCCTCGTGAGCCTCCCCTGTTTCATCAGGCCACGTTGTAACGTGCAACCACGATACCTTCAGGACGCAAGATTTTGCGACCATACAGGTGCATACCGCGCACGATGTCAGCGAAGCTATCGGGGTCACGATATGTCTCAGTCTTTGTCAACTGTTGAGCAGTTGCCACAGCAGAGTCATGACCAGCAACGATCACACCGAAGTTGGTAGCCTGAGCAGAAGCACCAGCAGTGCCGGGGCCAGTACCAAACTTAGGAGTGTTGTTCGACACATAGATACGGAAGCCATGCAGGTTGTTCAAGATCAAACCGTTTTGCAGACCAGAACCACCGAAGTCACCATTCAACAGGCGGCTGTCTTCGTCCTTCAACATCTCAACGAACACGGGGTCAACGACCAACCAGCGACCTTGAGTGTCCACAAACTGTGTATCCAACAGACGACCCATACGGGCAATCACAGTCAGAGGGGACACAGTGGTAGTGGAAACAGCAGTAGCGCCGGGGAAGCGTGGGGCCAATGGGATGGAGTCACCAGTAGAACCAGCGCTAGTCAAGTTGCCAAAGCTAGGACGG